CAAGGCAGATTGAACATCTGCTTTGCAACATATGAGTGGAAGTCTAGCTTGTCGATGAACGCCTGTTGTAGGAACTTGTCGCCGCTGAGAACAGCAGCATAGTACACTTCAGCCGTACCAAGGTCACACTGAACAATTTTATATCCAGGGCGTGCTTTGAACAGCTTTTTAATGTCTTTATTATCTCGCGGAATATTCTGATAGTTTAGTGTACCGCTTGAAGATAGACGACCGGACGTAGTACCATGGATGTTGAAGCCACTACGCAGACGGTTATCAAAGTCTACACCATCCCTAATATTAGCCAAGTAAGTACCAGCCATTTTTGACTTCTCACGTAAGTCAAGAATAGCTTCAGCCAAGGGGTGATTCATCTCTTTTAATACCTCTTTATCTACAGACCAAGCGCCGCTCTCGGTTTTCTTGGTCGGACGAATATTTAGGATATTAAAGAACAGTTCGCGCAGTTGCATAGTTGAGTTAGGATTAAATAGCTTGCCATGAATACGCTCAAAACGCTTTACAGGCTCAGACAAACTAATCTCAGCTAGACATTCTTCAATATCAATTTGATACTGGTCTGTAATCAGCTCTACTTGAGCTTTATCTAGAGGACCGCCGTTGCTCTCAAGCTTCATGAGAGCACGGGTAGCGGGTTTAAGGATAGTAGTATATAACTTAGTAAACTCTGGACTTTTATCGACCAAAGGCTTAAATTTGTTAAATAGCTGAAAAGAAGCATCTGCGTCTTTACAGGCATATGGCGCTAGAATCTCACTAGGAAGCATACCGTAGTTGAAATCTTCTAGTTTAATCTTATTCTTTCTAGCCCATGTTTTCTTATACTCATCTAGCTCACGTTCATAGTCACCCAAGTCAGTGAACCGCATAGCCAAAGGTTTTAGACCATGTGTACCTACTGATTCTTCCAAGCAGTAGTGCAACAACATAGTGTCTTCAAAGTCAGGGAAGGAGAACCCATACTCATACTGCATAAAGCCCATATCGAACTTTGCGTTATGGAAAACCACAGTCTTAGTTTTAAAAATAATCTTAAACCACTCTCTGTGTTTTTGCACAATAAGAGCAGAGATATAAATACCTTGATGTGGCTTAGTAGAAATAGCAATACCTAGAATAGACCCGGTGCGTGGTGAAACACTGGTAGTCTCAATATCCGCAACGATAATAGGCGCGTCTTCGATTTGCTGTTTATACTGTTGGAATTGCTCTTCAGTTTCAACAAAGCAGTAGTCTTTTTCTACCTGAACACCAGCTTCATTACCGCCCAGAATCTTAGGAATTTGGGCAAAAGCTTTTTTAATATCATCCTCTAGTTGAGGTTTAATTAGGATGATATTTGGGTGCATAATTGGGAGATACTTTTTTTCCAAAAATACGCCATTGTACTTTTGGATACCAGTTGTTCCGGCAGTATACTTTAGACTGTCTGCGCCAATAGGGCAAACAATCTTATAATCTGCAAGCTCAGCGAAGTCTAAATCAATATCTTTCTTTAGAATTTTTTCTTTATCTGACGAGCATAGATATTTAATGTCATAGTCTACGCCATTTAGATACTTATTAATAGTGTTCTTAGGCGATTTCTCGATAGTGCTAGGAAATACAAAACACACATCTTTCATCTTAGAAGCCTTTCTGCTTGTTGTTTAGTTAGTTCCCCTGGGTCTATGCCTGGGGGTAGTGCTATAATTCTAGAGAAAATATTACGAGAATCCAATAATTCATTAATCTTAGCTGCTGCATTTTGACCAGCTACATCGGAATCCATCATAATATCGACTCGCGTTACACCCATATTATCTAGAATCTCTACTTTAGTCTTATTAAAGTTAGTTGCACCAAAGATACACAGAGTATTAGTGAAACCATTCTTCCACATGTTAATTGCATCAAAGATACCTTCTACTAAGATTACGTAGTTAGTGTTCTTTAACTTATCAAGCGGGAACATACAATCACTAGTTACTGCTTTTGCGGGTCTACGGAAGTATTTAGGTTGGTTTTCTAAATAACGAAGAAGTCTACCCTCAATAAACTTTAACTTACCGTGCTGATATACTGGGATGCATAAATAATCTGTCAATCCCATCTCATTAGTAGTAAAAGCACCGAACTCTCGGTATACGGCAGCATCTATTCCTCTATACTCGTCTAAGTAAATTCGACGATCATCAGGTAGCTTTAGATCTGTTACTTCTATTTTTGCTTTAATCTTATCTTTCAACTTTTTGATTCGATAAGGCTGTTTGCTAGTAAAATCTATAGGTAAGGTTTCTCCTATAGACTTCAGGAATTTAGGTAATCCACCTTTAAAACCGCAACTCCAGCAGTTAAAAATATGCTTATCCAGATTATATGACAAACTAGCGTTTTTATCGTCGTGTAATCCGCTTGTACATTTAATTAGAATTTCTTCTGGGTTGTTAGTTTTTTCATAAGGAATACCCCGTTTTGATAGTAGCTCTTGTAAGTCCATGCTATTTTTTCAACGCCTTTTCTACAATGGTCATAGAACTCGTTACGAACTGCGTATCATCAGCAGTCATAAAATCAGAGTAAGCATACAACTTTAGTAGTAGGTTTTTTACCTCTATAGGGTATGAGAGATAGACTTTGCTAGCCATAGACTGCCTAGCCGTAGTCATCTGTTTTATAAAAAGTTCATCAGTTATCATAAGTCTCTGGGCCCCTGTACCTCGTTATCTGAGCCATACTTAGCAGCTCCGTGAGGCTTCTCATTAACTAAGGAAGACATATTAGGATTAATCTTGACACAAGCCCAATCCATTAATACATCAAAGCTCATGTGTTTACCGTTTCGCATTTTTGTGGTATGAATAGTCAGCTTGTTATTTAGTGACCTGTCTTCATTTTCTGGTGGCGGGAAGAAGTTAAAGCTTCTATCTGCGCTATCTAGAATACCTTTTGCGAAACGAGCTTCACCGCTAGCGTCAATCTGGTATGGAGAAATCATAGTCAAATCATACTTACGGGATTGCGATTTCAAGCTATCAGCAATCGTAATCTGCGTCTTCCAATCTTTTTGATCTTCGTGTTTGATAATATTGATATAATCAACCACGCTCATATTATAGTTTGGATACTTAGCTGAGAACATATTATTGTAGTGGTCGATGCGATTAAGAGTTAGACTCTCATCATCAATCATGAATAATCTATGTTCTTTCAGCTTGGGTTTTTCATTTTTTACCCTAGCTTCAAACTTCTTAAAGTCTTTAGATCTTTCGAGATCACCTAGTAGATTTGTTACTAAGTCTGTTGGTTCGTAAAACGCATTAAACTTGGCTTTGGCAATCTGAATTTTTTGAGCGTCAGTCAGCTGATTTCTGAAGATGTCAAGAAATGGTACTTCTGAGATAATTGACAGTACTCGGTCATATACCTCTTTGTATCGCATTTCAATAGTAAAGAAAGATACCGTATTACCCTGCAGAAAACGATTCAGAGCAAGGTTCAGTGAAATAATAGATTTACCAGACCCGCGTCTACCACCTAGTAGAATTAGTTCTTGAGTAGCAAATCCACCGTTTGTACTATCGAACTCAGCAGACAGACCAGACGGATAGATTTTGAAATCTTCTTCATTTGGAAAGAAGTCAAGCTCTGCTACGTCAAACAATTCATCATCTTGAGGGATTGCTTTGTTAAGATACAATAAGTGGTTTTGTAGCTTATCAACAATCTCGACTTTCTCTAAACCGTCGAGACTGTCTACTAACTTATCCATAAAAGAAATAGTTTCTTCTCTTACGAAGAAATCTTGCAGCTGTGCAATAATAAACTCGTCATTGAGAGGAGAACACTGATTGTCCTCTGCACAAATCTGGTTTTCTAGATACTCTTGGAGTCCATAATCTTTACGGATAGCTAACATTTCTTCCATAGAAGGGAGTTTGGTATTAGCTTTATAGAATGCTTTGATTTTATCATATAATAAACTATTAACCCCAGTAAAATACTGATTCATTAGTTTAGAATAAAGTTCATTGCTCTGCGAATCAAGCAATCTTCGCAGAGCAAGTTTTTGTAGGTCTATTGCCATATTTATACCTTTACTGGATACAAATGGTTTCTGTGAGCAAAATAGAAACAAGAAAACTCATCAGTTCTCCATATCTCATACATCTCACGTCCTGTTTGTTCTAAGTTTTTTAAAATTCTACTTCTTAGTGCGACCACGGCAGATTTTTTCATTTCTACGCCGTCTGAAAAACTGTAGTATATCTCATAATGTATACCTTCAGTTGGCTCTGAGTACTTCCCGCTAAGCCCTGTTTTAGGATTTGGTCTAAACGGGTATGTTTCTACAAACCGTTGTCTTCCGCCTTCTAAATAGTTTAAATACTCTTCGTCATAAACCTTTGTAATAGTGCCAAAACAACTATTAACCGTGAAAAATACTTTACTGCCTACTGTTAACTTCGTATCAAAATCCTGTAGAATATGACTAACTTGTGTCTGCTTTTTACTTCCTCTAGAACGAATTGGCGTGCCAGCCTCTATTAGAAGCTTTTTGAGCTTAGCTGTAGATATGAAATTCTCTTTCGCTAAGGACGCTTGAGAAGCTCCTTCTAAATATTGTTTAGCGATTTGTTGGATTTCGGTAGCTGAAAAAACTTTTGTTTTGGCTCTCTGTTTCAGCTCGCTTTCTCTCTCAGCACGTTTTTGAAAGTCAGCAATTATGGAGTCTAGCTTTTTAGGGCTATATGGTATATTTAAATAGTCACAAACAAACTTTTTGGTTTTTCCGGTTTTGATATACCAAATAGCATTTCGTATCTTTGCTTCTGAAATTTCTGTGCTTGTCATTTACTACTCATAAGTTATGTTTAAATATACCAACAATTTGACCACCTTGCAACTTAAATTTTAGTGAGTTATGAGGTCGTCGTCTGCATAATACATATCAGCTATGATATTACGGATTAATCCTGTAGAAGTATATACCGGCGTAAATTTTTCGTTAAAGAAGCGATTTGTTCTATATATCTTTTCTACATAATAACTACTTAGATAAGTAGCTACTAAATCCTCAAATTCAGTACTACCCTTTTCTATTTTTGGATATAATTTAGCTATTAAATTTGAAAAATACGAAGATTTTTCAGCTAACGACATATTTAAAACTGTGTCTAACGATTCGTCGGACAGTTCTCCTAATACAAACATTTACTTCTCCCAATAAAAAAGGGACGGTGTTTCCACCGTCCCCATATTGCTGATAATCTATAGATTACTCAGCAGCAGCTTTTGGAGTGTAGTCAGCACATGCTAGACCACGACGAGTTAGAACGGTTTTAACTCCGCGAACAGTCTTATCAAAAGCAGCAGCGATTTCTTCTACTGATTTATCTAGCATATCTTCAATGCCTTCGTATGGGTCGCTCTTAGCGCCTTTTTTGTCGCGCTGAGTAGCTTTAAGTCCCATAGACAGAAGCTTACCACGAACAGAATTAACTTCACGGCCGACAGCAGCAGCGATATCTTCTAGGAATTTACCAGCTTCTACCATTTCGGTGATTTGAGCTTCTTCAGCTTCGGTGTAAGTGCGAACTGCAACTTTCTTCTCAGCTGGCTTGATAGCGCCAGTTTTTTCTAGAGAAAGTGCCTTACCGTTGATTTGGCGAGCATTGATTTCACGGCCCCAAACTTCTGAGAAGTGAGCAGCGATTTCTTCTGCAGTGTGTTCACCAGCGTTGTCGTCTAGGAACTCAGCGAGAGCAGCAGTTTCATCAGCGGAGAAGACAGGAGCTTCACCTGGCTTTTTAGGCACATCGTGGCCTAGCTTACGTAGTTTTGCGGTTACTGAACGGCGAGGAAAATCAAACTCAGCCATTAGGCCTTCGATTGCTTCTTCCGTGATGCCTGCAGCAGCTACTGCATTCATACGTTCTACCATTTCTTCAGTGTATTCAAATTTTGACATATAATGATCCTTTCGATCAGGTTGGTTGTTAAATTGTTTTGCAAGAGCTTTTTCTCTCTTGCCTGTGTTTATAATATAGTTAAAAGTTTAATAGTAAGCAACTAGAATTTGGCGGGGGCTGGTAACTTGGTGCCTACAAAATCTTTAAAAATTCCCAGCTAATACTTCTTTTTTATTTGACCAGTAATCAACTACACGAATCCCAAGCTGAGTCGCTTTAACGTACTTTGACGAAGTAGTATCCCCTCCAGTAATCAATGCATAGCAGTCTTTAGTCACAGTAGACGTAACAGTAAAACCCTTAGACTCTAGAATTTCTGCCAAATCATTACGAGTCATATCCATTTTCCCAGTGATACATACTTTTTGGCTTTTAGTTAGGTAACTGTTAACGCTAACAGACTGCTCTAGTTGGAGCGGTAGTTTGCTAGCCCATTCTTCATTCACTTCTAACCATTCAGTGACTGACCTAATAGTCGATGGGCCAATTCCTTTAATATCAGTAACAGCGATGTCGGCTAGATTACTAAATTTAGGAATTTTCTGAACAATCAGCTTGGCAACTGATTTACCTACTCCAGGAATACCAAACGCAGCTAGGACTAGTTCATATGGTTTGGTTTTGGCTTTTTCAATTTCATCTTCGATTTTATAACCATTTGCGCCAAGAATAGACCAGTCTGGATTTTGAAATAGCTCGCTAGGGTGCATAAAACCCATTTTCTCTAGATTCGCTGGACCAAGACCTTTAATCTCCATGGTCTTTACGAAATACTCTAGTAGTTTGAACGAGCTGGAATCGCTCTTATTTTCTACAACTAGACGTGGACCGTCGCGTTTAGTCTTCACACCAACTGCAATCTCCGCATGCAACTGATCAATCTTAATATTATGCTCTGCGTGTTTGATTACGCGAATAAACTTAGGAATTACGCCGCCAGCACGCTCAATCTCGATCGTATCGCCAAGCCCTAGATTATGCTCTTCAATAATGCCAAGGTTATGCAGCGTTACCCTAGAGATTGTCGCATCATCAATTACTACAGGCTCGATAACTCCTGTTGGGTTTACAGTACCTGTACGTCCTACAGACCATTCTACACCTTGCAGAGTGGTAATTACAGTATTCTCACCTCTTGGCTTAAGAGCTACTGCAAATCGAGGATATTTTGAAGTGTAGCCAAGCACCATGCTACGTTTATAATCGTTTAGACGGAATACTACCCCATCTGTTGGGTATTTACCAATATCAGAATCTAATACGGTAGTAAACCCCATGTTCTTGACTACAGTCATACGAGTAATATAGTTCATTGCAACTCCGAGCATATCGTGTGCAATAAACTTAATATTACGTTCTTTGAACTCGTCTACTGATTTTAGACCAAGAGCTCCGCTGACATAGTTCCGAAAGTTTTCTACAGAGTTATCAGTTACACACTCGCCATTAATTACAACTCTATCCAAGTCTGTAATAATAGACGAAGGCACATTAGCAATACCCTTTGCTAAGTGAATAACATTGTCACCAGTTTCGCCATTACCACGAGTCAGTGCTAATGAGAGCTTACCTCGGATATAAACCAAGGTAAGATTAGCGCCATCAATTTTTGGCGTTTTAATATCAAACGCCGTATCCACTTCCTCAGCGTCATAAACTTTTTTAAGCGAGTATAGCTTGTAAGGATGCGTAACCTTACCGGCTGCTCCACCTACTTTAATAGTAGGCGAATCATGGGCTACCCATCCCTGGGCAGCCTCGATTTTCTCTAAATTATCGTATAGCTTATCAAATTCTGCGTCAGAGATTAGCGGAGCGCTCAAATCATAATATTGCTTGCAATGCAGCTTTACTAATTCTTTAAGTTCTTCATAAGTCATTTAATATTTCCCTATAACTTGATTAAGTATACGAGCAAAATAAGCATTAGTAAAGTATAGATTCGCTTTTTATAGTACTAGAGTCATAATATGTTTAACTAAAGCATTTGTATTGTACTCAAGCTCCTCAAGGCTGCCGTTGTTGTCTATTACAAAATCTGCCATCCAGGGTTCGAGAGTCATACTATCTGGGCTTTCTTTTGGTAGATGGTCTGACCTATCGACCCAAATACAATAATCAAATACTCCAGTATTTCTCATAGCGTGAAACTCACGTTTATCACGTAACCCACAATAAATATCGTGCTCTCTAAATATTTCCTTACCTAACCTAGCAGCATCCGGGCGGTTATAGTTAGAAATAGCAGTAAACCATTCTGCTCGACGATTAAAACGGTCTAAGTAGCACTCTTCAGATGTTTTGTAGCCGTATTTATCTTTTAGCAAGTCAAACATTAGCAATTCAGAGATAAACCGGCTGCTACTAGCAAAAGAAAGGTTAAAATTTTTAGTAATCATTTCACAAGCGGTGTCTTTTCCGTGCCTACCATGACCTATTATTAACAGTTTCGGCTTTTTAGTTGCATATCTGTCACCGAACCTCATAAAATCATTGTGCGATATCTGTCTCATATCCAAGCTTTATTTTTAGAGCATCAACCAGTCGTACTAAGTTCTCTTTCTTGTTAAGGTTCGTACCATCTATCTCTATATCTAGCATATTTTCCAACTCTCTTAACATAATTTTAACTGTTTGCGTTTTATTATCATCTACTTCAGGTTTTATATATACTTTGAGCTGTACTAACTTACTAATAACGCTTCGGTACCCTTTACCAAAATGTTCAGCTAATTCATGTACATTATGCATATTATCTACTGTATATAAATAAATTAACTCTTTTTCTTGCTCATCGCTCCATGTTTTTATGCTCATTCTTACTCCAAGTCTAACTCAAGTTGTGTATCCCACACATATTTTTGTGCTACTGCTGTAGCTGCATCCTCTAACAAAGGTATTAGAGAGCTAACTTCGTCAGCGGGAAAAGAGAAGCCGGATTTTGTAGGGTACCATTGACCTGTATCACCATCCATCGAATACTCACGTATGTGTAAGTACAATAAGTCTCTAAACTCGCTAACTGTAACTTTTACTGCATTTCCGTTAGGTTTATGAAATGCTGTTCCGAAATCTATGTTCATGTTTTGTACCGTTGAACAAAAGGTATATCATTCACGGTTTCTAGTACTTTAAGATACTGTCTAGCGACATGGTCCCATGTATTAGGAACATAATCTGTTTTGAACTGGGCTAAATACTCTTTACGGTCATGGCTATGATATGTGTTATACATTAATGATGCTAAATCTCGTATTTTTGGCTCAAAAATGTAAGCATAGCTACCCATTAGCGATAAAGACTCGCCTGGTTTAACGGCAAATATAGATTCATCAGTAAGATTAACTAGTCTTTGCTCTACAGGTATTTTAATACCCTGCGAGTCCGAAACAAAATCATCTGTTGGGCCATTAGCTGACACCATGGGTACGGCACCACAAGCCATAGCTTCCTGAACATGCATACCGAATCCTTCCGCCCTATAAGGATGTACTAGTATGTCCGTGCTTTTATACAGCGCAGCCATTTCTTTGTCTGATAAATCTCTGTCAATATATATAATCTCAGCACACTGCTCTACATATTGCATTTTAAGAATATTAGACAGAATGTTAGTTTTACCATATATGCCAGGATTATCTTTTATAATTAACCGTACTCTATCTGCTCGTGCAAAAACTTTAGGCCAAGCAGCCAACAGAATATCTAATCCTTTACGCCACTGAGTATTCCCTACAAATGTAAAAGTGAATTTAGACTCTGTTACTTCTGGTAAGGTTACTGTAGTATTTTCATTATTAAATACTTTATGGTCGTATCCATTAGGTACTACAAAAAGCTTTTCTGGGTTCATGCCACTGTTAACAAACACTTCCCTATTAAAGTTACTAGGTACTATTAATGCGTCTGCAAATGTTTCAAACTTATACTGCCATTCTGTAGGCACTTTAACAAATTCCCATGGCTGTATATAAACTACTTTAGTTTGTTTATACTCAGGCCAAGTTAACATTGGCGGATAATAGTGCCTAAGCTGTATATCGGGAATACCATTTTGAGTCTCTAACGCAATCAAGGTATCAATAGTATTTGAGTCTAGTTTATATACAGGATTAGGCCTGTCTACAGCTATAATTTGTACAGGAGCGATACTAGATAGAGCTAGAGCAATATTTCGATTAACTATGCTAAGAGAATGATTATCATAAAATTTACCTAAGATTTCTATTAACATTAGTAAGCCCTTTTTAAATTGTCTGTATAGTATTTTTCTACATCAGCAGCAGGTATAGCTTTTAACCTGGGCCATTGTGCTAGACCCAATCCTGAAGTCTTAAAATTATGCAGACTGTTATAGTTTTCTAAGGTTACTTGACTCCAGGTACTATACGTTGGGTCCGTAGCCGCAATATCAGAATGACCAGTATTATGTAGTTTTTGATACAGTTCATCAGGGTTTCTGCATATACTCCAATGAAGTGCTACTAAAGGAGATAGAACTCGATTAGGTCCATCTGCGCTTTTATTAGTCCATCGTGAATACACATACGTACTATCTTTGCTAGTCAGCACTCCTTGGTTCTCACCAAAAAACGTGGTTCCGTTATCATTAACTAACACTAGCGCAGTATCGTCTATAATTTTGTAGGGCATAGCCCAAGTCATACTAACATCCACAGAATTTCTATAGCGCTCTACTAATGGGCAAAAGTCATAGAAAAATTCTTTTGCGTTTAGCAAATATTCATCTGCGTCAATGCTAAGAATCCAATCATGGTCGCAATGTGCTTTTAGGTAATTACGCTCATAATTATCATTTTCAATAGCAACTTTAGATTGGTGGAAGTTACCTTCGATGACGGAGATTTTTCCATCTCCGTCTATGTTATTAAGCTCATTCCACAGAGTTGACTCATCAAAACTAAAAGAATTACCGCTCCAGGTAACTCTTGATTCGTCTAATCCAAGTATAATTTCATCTACATAGTTATAATAACGCTTAATGCTATCAGCTAAATAATGAGCGTCATAGCTAATTAAACTAATAACACTTTTTTTTATCATTTTGTGATTTTCTTTTTTGTTCCTAGTACTAATATACCTGAGTAGTATTTAGTAGCGTCGCTGAGTCCAGAAGAAATTCTGCTTTCCGAAGCTGTGATTGTAAACTTGTCCGAATACTTTTCCACAGCTGATTGAATCATTCTAGCAGTAGTCTCATTTGAGTAGTTCATAAAAATCACTACGCTTTCTAGAGCCATATGTGGATAAATTTTCGTAAAAAAATCATCATACATTTCAGCTGTAGAAGGTGATACATCAAATAAGCACACATCGAATTTTTGTGACTTCTCGAGTTCTAAATCCCTAAAATCAGATTCGATTATTGTGATGGCGTCGGCTTTTATTTTTTCACTAGATACATATCTACTTATGTTATCTTCTAGTTGGCTTTTCATATTAGTCCAAATAGTACCTTCTGGAGCAAGTTTCTTTGGCTCACGCTCGTCGTACTTAAAGTTTTCAACCCCCATAGCTTTGCATGTAGGGTTTCCGAATACGGCACTAATTATAGTAGACCCTTTGTATACACCTAGTTCTAGATATTTTGTATCCGGCTTTGAACAGATATTATTTAAAAATGCTTTTAAACGCACAGAGCTGAGGCCAAATATCTCTCTTTCACGTTCAGTTAGTTTAGACTGTCCGATATCTGCCAGCTCTAAAGCAGCTGCAATAAATTCTTTTGTTATTTTAGTCATAGTGTTTCCTTTATTCACACTTAATTTGTTCGATTATTCCTGACCTAAACAGCTCATTATTGTGTAACGGCTCGAACAAACACTCAGCATGTGAGATTATATTAGAATTTCCGATTGATATGTTGTCAGTAATGATTGCTTTAGGGTCTAGTATATTCAAATCGCCTACTGCACAGTTATATCCGATAGAGATATATTCGCGCATTACATTGTGGGAGCCTATAATAGACCAACTATTCACTACTGCTCCCGTACCAAAATAATTAAAGTTGTTAATCGACACTTCTTGAATAGTAACATTATGTGATATTACGTTTCCGTATCCTATTATAGCTAGGCAGTCAGTATTAACAGACGGCGCAACAATATTTGGAAAATTTTCAGCAGTTACGTTGACGTATTGGCTTATGAAGCTAAGATATTTGCGCCTAGTACGTACAGACAAATCGCCTAAAACATATTGGTCAGATTGTTTAGGGATAAACGGTTCGACGCCCAAATCGGTAACTATTAGGGCTGCATCTTTATAAAAGGTAACAAAACCTTCGACATTTTTTACAAGAGTTTTTGCTATAGTCGATGCAAAAACATCGTTTCCCAAGATAATCATACTTAATCTTTTTTTAATAGAAAAGGGCCGTGAACACTCACGGCCCTACTCAAGTTTTTCTAATATTAGAACTTAAAAGAGGCCCCAACAGTAGTTTCTTGATAGGTTAAATCGCTATCAAACTCAACTTCTGTATATAGGCTAGCGTTATCATGCACAGCGTAAGCTGCTCCTAGAGTCACGCTATCAAGGTCAATATCAGCACCGTTTGGCTTTGCAACTACAGCTTCAGCACTAAGAGTTACTTTGTTGATGTTATACGATGTGTTGACACCGAACTCTAGAGCTTGTGCTTCAATTTGATACTCACCATATCCACCCCAGGTTAGCTCCTGAGCAGAAGCTGCAGTAGTTACAGTTAGGGCAGCAATAGTTGCGATTAGTAGATTCTTCATTTATAAATATCCTTATTTGGTTGTTTTATCAGTCACGAAACTATACAAGGCTTGAGAACGTTTTACAACTTCTTCAGGAGTATAGCCTCTTGGTTGATGAGTAGTAATAAAGTCAGCGACTGCTGAAATATTTGTAGTTTTGAGCGCTTCAATTTGCGCAAGATAAGCAGTTTCTTCTAGACTCTTTTCTTTATCAAGCATCTCTTGTGCCATTTTCAAGACGTCTAGCCTGATTTCAAAAGGAGTTTTGCTCATTTTTTATCTCTAACCGAAGTAAGTTCTTCTTCTGTGAATGCAGTAGAAGCATAAACAGCTGATGTACCCAAACCGCTAGCGTATGCAGTTTTCATATCGTTACTGCGACGAGCTACAGTTTTCATAGTATTAAGCATGTTGCTAGTATCATACTGCATGGTATTTTGTGCAGAGAACCCCATTGTGGAACCGACTGCAAAAGCATCAATGTTTGCACCAAGGAACATGAATCCCCAGTTCTTACTCTCAGCTTTTTCTACCATGATTTTAATGTCAAAGTTACTAAAAGTGCGCGAGGAATTTTCTTGACCATCAGTTAGAATGTTGATGATAATAGAATCCCGGTCTGCTTTTTTATGTTGTGCAAGAGCAGTATTAACTTGCATCATAACTCCGCCAATTCCGTCGTATAGGTTAGTCCAACCTTGAGGATTGTATGTTTCTTCACTGAGAAGGGGAGTATTAGCTATATCTTTACGGTCGTATACGCAGATTACACTTCGGCCATCGAACTTGTATAGTGAGGCAAACGTGGGTATACCTGTTTCAACAGAGTGAATTTTTTGGCTTTTTACGTATTCATTAAAGCCTTCGATTGTGCTTTTTCTACAGGTCTGCATCGAACCAGAATCGTCTAGAAGAAAAACGATGTGAGCAGATTTTGTACCAGCGCGTTTAGGTTTAAAAGCTTCGCCTAGCCGATTTTTTGAAGTAACGCTTGGTATAGTATAAGTAGGTATTGTATGTGTTGTAGTTATGGTCATTTAGACTCCTATGTAATGTGATGTGAAACGGCCCGTTCTGTTTCGCGGTGGAGCCATACCGATGTAAATTAAGCTGCTAGAGCTAATTTAACAGGTGCTACGTTGTCGTTGGCACTTATTGATTGTCTTGCGGTTTCAGTCGCTTGCTCACTGGCTCCTGGTTTCCTCATGCTCAACATGTCGAATCCCTTTCGGCCCCATCAAAGATACACCAACCTACCTTAAACTCGCCTTATTTTAGGCTGCAACCTGTATAGGTTTAAATCCGCCCATCTCTTTTCAGAGACTATTATGATGTATCTGTGGTGGAGCCGCCGGTATCGAAACCGGGTCCATGCTGCATCCGATTTACGTAATCAGAGCTCTTCGTCGTCTATAGTTTTTTGTAACTCTGTTACAAGTAGTTCAGTTAACTCTAATGGCAACTCATTAATATAATATGCTAGCTGTGTTTGTTCATATGCTTGCACAGCCGCTCGTAATACAGAAAAATCTATATCGTCAGTTTCTACAAGCACATAATGTTCAGTTATAGTAGTTCGAGTCAATTTTTACCTGTTCTACAGGACCAGTCTGAGTATTCCAGTTGAAAATACGAAAGTTATCTTCTTCAATATCCCAGACTAGTTCCATGCCTTCAGGATAGGTTTTTTCAGACCCAGAGCCTACAATTTTTGCATCAAGAAATGAATCAGGCAAATCTCGTAGATGTGCAAACAGCATTTCACGAATTTCGCCATTCTTTTTTCTAAAAGTGCCTTTAAACGCTTTCATACTTACCTCCGTTAATAATTAATATTAACAAGAGTTTAAGCATTAAGCAACGTGTTTGTTTCTTTGTTCTGCTTGTTTCTTACGACGACTTTGATTGAAGGCAGCTTGTTCAGCTCGAACTCGTTTTTGCTCAATCATTACTCGTTTTTTCAACCAACGCTTGCGACCAGCTTTTTCATCTAAACGAGCTTGCTGAGATTTTGACACAAAATGCTCTTGTTCTCTCAGTTTTTTTAGATCACCTTCGTCGTTTAACTTCTTTTTTAGCACTCGTAGTGCTTTTGATATATCATTGTTTTTTACGTATATTTTCAAAACTTATTATACTTTCTTCTATTATCTTCTGCGGATATAACTTGTAAATTCCAAGGAACATGTAGTCCGCACACATTTTTGCCTCGTAAAGGTACTATGTGGTCTACCTCGTATTTTATTCCCGTATTGTTTGTTAGTAGAGTTGCTGTTATATAGTATGATTGTATTTCAGTAGTTTGTGCAATACTTAACCATTTTGGAGTTGCAGCAATTTTATTAGCACGTCTTTTGGCTTCAAGCGCTGCATATTTAGGTAAGTTAGCTAGCCTGTACTCTTTTTTGTATTGTTTTAACTTATCAACATTGTTTAGCTGCCATTTTTTGTTTTTGTTTACACAACAACGCTTACATTTATTTTGAGTTTTATTGCTTTTTCTATTGTCTTTTCCAAAGTAGGAGAGATTTTTAATCTCATTACAGGTATTACAATAATTAAACCCAAACTGTAATAAAAACCATCGGTTTAATGGTATAGCATCAAATTTTTGCGATAAATCAAACATAAGACAGTATTTTTGAGAAATACTAGCCTGCGACATAAACGTTATATATTTAGATGGTGGAACTCTAAACTGTTCTAAAGCTTCTAGTAGTTGCTCAGTAACGTCTGTGCTACGGTATTTTACTTTATTTTTAAGTTTACTTCTAATATATAGTTTGTATTTACTTAAATCAAAATCATCAGTCATTAAATTTATAATACCATATTTTTGTTTATATACAAGAATTATTTCACTTTGAACAGTATCTCGTTATCAACAGAAACACTGAATGAATATAAATCACCTCAAATCTCTCTAAACAGTATATAAAGTGAAATAATTCTTGCTGTTTGTTAAAATCCGTGCTAATTATTCGTTAACCGAACAACTGTTTAACCAATCTACTAAAACTATAGTTTCTACTTTACCAATAAACTCAGTTCTAAAAACTCCACGTTCAAACAATAAAAAAGCAGGAAATCTATTGTTTGACGGAGAAAACATAACGTAGCGCTCATCAGTTTCATTTACTTGCTCTATTACTAGATTCGGAAACAAAACAGAAATTGCTGTTATCTGCTCGGTAACATATTCTGTTAAAGAAGGAAACATAGTTGGAGTCACTACTAATAATTTAAACATTAGAGTTTTGTTCCTTTAAACTTTGTAATTCTTGTTGTAATAAAGCTATTTGTTCTTGTTGTTCTAGTATTCGTTGATTCAAATACTGAATATCACCTCCAAGGTCAGCGGCGACCGCTTGGATTTGACTTAATAGCTCTTTTACTTCCAGTTTAAGATATTTTTCAGTTGCATACATTATATATGTATAGTATAATTATCTTAATGAGTCAATAAAAATATTGTTTTCACCTTCAATGCTTATCACAAGGAATACCATGCATCGTCGTCCAGGGCTAAAAGAAGCTATTCAAGTTCTAACTACTCTGTCTACAAAATATTCTAACGAAGATGCTACAACTGCATTACAAGACTATGATACTCTAAAAACTACAAACGAGTTTCAAGCAGCTCGTATGGTAGTAGATATTGTAGACCACTATTATCATGCAATGGGTAGTAAAGGGCTAGCATATGTCTAATCACTATGTATTAGCTCCTACATTTAAATATGTGTTGCAGCAAGATGCCGCTACACACATCTTACAACACAACCTATATTCAGGACAAACTATTACCGCTACTCTAATCAAAGGCACCGTGTTCTATACTCTCACAACTCGCACAGGAGTAACACGGCCTATCAGCGGAGAACACTTTGAAGCTTATGCAGAGAGAGCTAGTGACAAGCTGTTAAAATCTATCTATCTGCTACCCAACGATGTGCAATTACATTGCTTTTATGTAAACCCTGGCGTAAAGCCTTATTTTGCATATGCTGTTGGAAATATACTACCCTCAGCTCTGCAACCTTATATTTTATCACAGACAGATAGTTCTACAGTTGGTTATACCGACACAGACCTAGCTGACCCACAATTTGCTATCAACACTTTAAAGGAAATACTGAATGGCAAAAAAACGAACTCTACCAGCCAAGTATAGCGCAGTAGGCTATGCTGTCTGGGAAGTGAGACGAACAATTAGAGAGGCGGAAAATGTAGCACGATGGAATCCTTGGCTTGCTCATGCTTGGATGGAAGAAGCTCGCAATGAGCTGAGTTTAGAACGTCCGTTCTTCTCTGAGTATGATGCAGCGGTATCTAGAATTAACGCTCGTTGGGAGTTTATGTCTCGTCAGCGTTGGTTTGATTCTGCAGAGTTTTGGAAACTAGACGGTGAAACCTACGAACCCACTCCGATTCAAAGCACTACCGACCCACTATAAAAAAGTGCTTGCTCGTTTAAATTTTTTCTGCTAATATACATAGGTAAATAAATGTTTTTCAAACTATCTTCTCGTAACGCTTTTCGTGATTTTGTTCGTAATGCTCGTAAAATTGCATTAAGCGGCGGAACTGCTCAAACTAAGATGCAGGACTATACGAGTCTATACGCTCTGCTCTCTCCTCGTCTACAAGAGAACGAGCGTAATCTCAACTCTTCTCCAGCTTTCTCTAAACGCTGTGAACACTGGAACCAGCGTGATATCAGCTCTATCCGAGTTGTGACCACTGCTAACAATCCTTGGATTCGATTCAAACGTGAGTTTGAACAAGCTTTGAACGAAGTTCAAACGCTGGGTAGCCATGAGAGCTCAAACGCAATTTCTCGTGCTCTTGCGTGGTTTTACGCTACAGAGCATCGTGATGACTGGATTAACGATTAATGAACGAATATTCTGCTTTGGTGTGGAGAATTTTGTCTGCGATTCCTATTGAAATTGTAGACAACCATATGGTGCTTCATTCTGAAACGTGGGAACTTGTGACTCCTCGAACTGAAGGAGACTATATTGGTAGCCGTGTTATTGGCACGGCTAACATTGTATCAGCCTACAACCTCTTACATTTAAAAATGATGGCAGACCCAGCTACTAGGGATTCAGACTACTTAGCTGAGTATAAAGCTGTGTTAGAACAGCTGGCTACGCAAAAACTAATTCGTAAACTGCCTAGCAAGGTTAGAGAACAGTTTAGGGCTGTATGAATTTTTATTTAGAACTCAATAAACACGGAAAGCTTGTGCTAACTGCTAACGGAGTTAGCATACCGGGGCTTACAAGTATCAGAGTTGATAGCCTACCAAGCTCAACCGTAGAAATAACCGCAACTTTTATTGTTCACCCTGCTATGCGTGAACGTATTATAATCAGAGACTATGATGGAAGCAGCACTAAAAACGGAAATTAAACGAGAAATTAATCGTATCGTAGATATGATGATTCAAATGGATTCGCTACGAGAAAGCATTGCAGAACTGAAAAAAGACATTAAAACAAACTATGACATTCCTGTAGCCACAATTACCAAAGTAGCTACGATTCTGCGAAAACAGAACTTGCAAGAAGAGCAAGAAAAATGGGAAACAATTAAAGAGTATGTTGACTTATGTCAGTAAAAATACTCGGAGTTAATCTACAAGAACAGCAAAGCGCTGCTATTGTTGAGAATAACCGAGTAAGAGCAGGATTTATTGGTGATGATGCTATTAGCTTAGCCAACCAATCTAACTTGTTTGACACAGTTGTGTCCTGGGATAAACGAGTCAAGAATCAGTTTAAGCTAAAGAATTTTGAACTAGTTGACTATAGACAATCGCTAGTAGCTGCTGCTGTGGCTACTAGAGGTTGGAATAATTGCGCAGTTATTATGCTTGATTCAATATACACTGGTTTAGGGTATTGGGCTGATTCTATGGTGCATTGGTTATCTGAGTTTGAGTATCCCAACTCGCTAGCACTATTTTACAGCGCTGCTACCAGATTGCTAGGCTATGACCCTGCTACTGAAGAACACCGCGTCAGAGCTCTAGCTCTGCGCGGTCGTCCTGTTTTTAGCGACTGGATTTTAGACAATTTAGTACAAAAAACAGAAAAAGGTTATCAACTATTGCACAACCTTGAATATGGAGTCGGCTCTACTTACGCTTCTCCAGATATAGCTTGTTCTGTCCAAGAAGTATATAAAACCATACTGTTACATTTAGCCAATTGGCTTAGTAGTCAGACCACACTAACGCGCCTAGTTGTAGTAGGGCGCGGAGCTGCAAACTTCATTACCAACTCAGTGCTACTTGATAGTGATTTTACTGATATCGCTTTCTCTCCAAAAAGCGGCGCTGCGTCTACTGCTATTGGTGCAGCTTGTTTGCTAGGTAACGCTAGTTGGAAAAATATTTGCATAGGAACAGATGCCGGCCACTCTTGCTCTACAGAACAGATGGTTGACCAGTTGCTCAAAACGAATAGCCTGGTATATTGCGCAGACAAACAAGAGTTTGCAGATACTAACATATTAAACCGTAATATGTTAAAGCTACCTACTAAACAAGCTTTACAAAACGTGTCCTTAGATAGTGTATTTTTGTGTACACAAGAAGCTTATTCATCTTATTTTACAAGTAAAAGTGAGCATCATACAGGGCATATACTGTCTAATTGCGCAATACCTTGGTTTCCTAAACAATTACGAGTGTTTACTGTATCTTCTAGCTCTAGTGCTTATTTAACTAGAGTACTTAACTTGCTAGCTGCAGAACAACAACCAATAATAATAAGCGAGCCACTATGAAATTTAATTATTTAACTGATATGCCTGTTGATACGCTACCGACAGGCCGCACTTATTTTACACCAGACGGAGCTTATCCTTCTATAACCACTATCTTAGGCAAAACTGCTAATAATCCGTGGTTAGCAAAATGGAAAGAGCGGGTAGGAGAAGAAGAAGCTGCGAGAGTATCAAAAGAAGCCACAGATAGAGGTACTTTGATTCACTCATATGCTGAGCGTCATTTTAATAAAGAATCAATTTGGGAAGAGCTCAGGTCTGAACCTTTAGACATTAGAAAAATGACTAGAGACTTAATTTCTGTTGTAGAACCTGGCTTAGAAGAAATTTACGGTCAAGAACAGATTCTATGGAGCAATAAGTATAGAGCTGCCGGTAGAACAGATATGGTCGGTGTTTGGAAGGGTAAACCTACCATCATCGACTTCAAAACTTCTAAAAAAACAAAACAAGTAACACAGATCCGTGATTACTTTTTGCAATGTTGCTTTTATGCTTTAGCACACAATGAGTTGTTTGGTACTAATATTAGAGACTGTGTTGTAGCTATTACTAACGAATCTGGAGAACCTCAGATATTTGAAAAATCAGTTGTACCTTTTTTATATGAGTTTAAAAACCGTAGAGCAGAATTTGATAGGTTATACACTTGAAATTACTAAAATACTTGTTATGGTGTATAAAATTAAGAAATAGCAGACAAACTCTGCTACTTGCTGCTGACTCTACTAGCGAGTCTAAACAACCTATCTATCCGTGGTACTATGACTCGCAGAATTAAGAAACAGCTAAAAGAGTTTTTTGAAAGTAAACCTTTGACACTCGCAGAGAGAAATTTTATACTTGGTTGTATAGCATTTCAAGAGGAATACCCTCAGCTAACCAGTAGACAATGGCAAATTGTACTGGAAATTAAAGAGAGGCATAATAATGAGTGAGCCTAAACGACTACCTAGTGGTAAGATTGAATATAGAGGTACTACTTTTGATGGGTATAATAAACCTCGTAGGTCAACTAACCCAGATAAAAAAGGAATGGTGCTAGCCAAAGAAGGCGATAAAGTGAAAGTAATTCACTTTGGTGATGCTTCTATGGGACATAACTATTCTCCAGAAGCAAGGGCCGCTTTCAAAGCTCGTCATGCAAAAAATATTGCAAAAGGTAAGATGAGCGCAGCTTATTGGGCTGATAAAGTACTTTGGGCAGGAGAAGGTGGCTCTAAAAAGATGCCACCAAAGAGTCAAAAGTATGTGCGCGGTATAGATAGAAAATCATGAGATGGAATTTATCTCTAGCAGCTTTAGCCATTAGTACGTTTGTAGGATTAGGTATGTACAGTTACATTACCTATGCTTATCGTACTATACATAGACTTAGCTCAGAAGTAGTCGCACTGGAAGTTGCGGTATCAGAGCAAAAGCAAACTATAGCTGTTATAGAGTCTAAATACAAAGCTCAAATAACAGCTTTAATAAGCTTAGCAGAAGCTAATAAGCAGCTAACAGAGGATAAAGATAGATTAATCTCTAAGCTATCTGAGCATGATTTAGAAGAGCTAAGCAGGTATAAACCCAGATTAGTAGAAAAGGTTATAAACAATGGCACCGCACAAGTTTTTAATGATTTTGAGCGTCTTAGCACTCAGTAGCTGTAGCCAGTCAGTAAAACCTGTAGAGATTGCTACAGCGCCCGTAACAGTTGCTGTAGCAAAACCTAGTAACCCTAGCCCAATTGTACTTAAAGACATTAAGTGGAAAATTATTAACGAATCTGATATTATATATTATGGTTTAACAGTAAAAGACTACGAAGCCTTGTCTGTTAATATGCAAGAGATTAAACGCTATCTAGCTGCACAAAAAAATATAATTAAATACTACGAAGCTGTAACAGCAAATTAAAGGAGAGTACAATGGTACCTGAAATCAAAGATTTAAAAACTTGGGAAGAGGCAGAAATTTGGTTAGCTCGTCATGGTTACGGCTTAGCACAAATCGCGCTTATAAAAGCTGAATGGAAAGCTCCAGAAGCTGCAAAGCCTGTGGTAGCTCCTAAAGTTGTAGAAGCACCTAAACCAAAAGAAGAGCCAGTAGCTTCTGTAAAGAAGTGATAAATGATAAAGCAACTACGAGGTAACTCGGAGTATGATTTAAACGAAGATGGTGAAGTGAGTAACGACGAGCTACAAAAATCTACTGAATTACTAGAACTTGAGTTGAGAGAAGAAAAAGCTCAAGCTCAAAAACTAATTAGTTGGGTAGCTCTTATAAGTATGATTATAGTAACAGCTTTACTATTCTCCCCATTTATAAGTGATGCTAGAGTTGCAGCTTTAGACAACCTAATAGGTATGTATTATTTAGCCTGCGCCTCTATCATAGGTTTTTATTTCGGAGCTACTGCATATATGAGTAGATAAAGTTACTTTTGTGTTGACTGATAGTTTGAGTTATTATATTCTATGTAAAAGCAATGGAGTTTATATGGGATATTTTAATAAAACACAGACTGATTGGCGCATTAGCCAGTGCTGCCAGTTTCACGAAAGTAAGCTAGCGAAACGTTACAACCTTGGAACTACCACCAAGACGTACGCTCTTAAAGACGGCGGAAAAGCAAAAGTTCAAGCTAAGGCGATTGAAAACTGTCGCAAACTGCTAGACATTCTAACTACGTATTTTCCTACTCAACCTAGGAATTTACGTAGTTTTCGCATTTCTTCAGAGCTATTTCCTTGCTATACGCTAGATTTCACTCGTGATTGGTACGCAGAAATCTGGGATACCCTATCTAATATTCTTGAGCGTGCAGGTGAACAAGCTAAACAACATGAAGTACGCTTAAGTGTGCATCCTGGCCAATTTACTGTGCTAGGCTCTAATAACGCCGAAGTAGTACAAAAGTCTATTGAAGATTTAGAATATCATGCTTTGTACGGTCAGCTGATGAAGCTGCCTGCACGCGATTTTGTAATGAATATTCATTTGCAAGGACTTTACGGAGGAAAACGAGAAGACGGAATTAGTCGTTTCGCTACCAACTTTCATTATCTATCTGATTATGCTCAACAGTGTTTAGCTGTAGAAAATGAAGATAAGCCTAATGGCTATGATATTGAGCATGTTATTGAACTAGCGCAACGTATTCCTACGCGTTGTACTCTTGATACTCATCACTACGCTTGTCATCGTATGACAGATACAGAGCGAGTTACACAAAATGGTAAAACTGTAAATCGTAAAGTACGTGACGTGCAGCACATTACTCATACTAGTGACTTTTTTAAAGAAGCTGTAAAGAGCTGGAAAAATATTAGACCTTTGTTTCACGTGTCACAGTCTTTTCATCCTGATAATGCAGACTATTGGATGAAACCAAATGCACATTGCGAAGTGTTCTGGGACGAAGAGCTAATGGCTAATCACGTACCTATGCTAGAGTATGCAGACTTTGACATCGAGGCAAAGAACAAAGAGGTTGCTGTGCAACATTTTTATAATTTTATCAAACAAGAAGAGTATTTTGCTGGTGAATTAATCACGGCACAGCCTATGCAAAAATAAAATGGACAAATAAATTCAGTAATGTATACTTAGGGGTGTAAGCAATTACACCCCTAATTTTTTTAAAGGAGACTACAATGGCAAAAGAACCAAAAGTTAAACACGCTGGAATGAAGAGTTTAACCAAAAAACAACGTAGTGCTCTAGCTAAACAAGCAGTAGCTGGAGAAGATATCGGCAAAAAAGGCAAAAACTTTGGCAAAGTTGCTGAAGCTGCTGCAAAAGAATACGGAAGTAAAGAGATAGGCCAAAAAGTAGCAGCGGCTGCCATGATGAAGGCCCGTGCAGCTAAAAAATGAAAAACTCTAGAGTTAATGAAGCAGGTGTTTACACTAAGCCTACTTTGAGAAAACAACTATTTGAAAAAATCAAAGCAGGAAGTAAGGGCGGTGCTCCAGGTCAGTGGAGTGCTAGAAAAAGCCAATTTCTAGCCACAGAGTATAAAAAAGCTGGGGGTGGTTATAAAAAATGAAAAAACTATCTACTGCAGAAAAGTATACCTCACTTAAACAACAAACTGAGGCAGCTGGTATGCTAGTTACTGAAAAAGCAGGTAAACTAGTAGTTACAAAGAAGAAAATCAATGTTAAAAAAACCACAACAAAGTCTCGTTAAATGGACAAAGCAGGATTGGCAGTACTCAAGCGAAAAAGAGCAAGACAAGCCTCGTGCTGAACGAGGAAGATACTTACCAAAGCAAGCTTGGGAGAACCTATCTCCTGAGGAGAAAGCAGCCACTAATAGAGCTAAACGTGAGGGTACTAAACAAGGTAAACAGTTTGTTAAACAACCTAGTAAAGTAGCTGCTAAAACTCGACAGTACCGTAAAGATACATGAGTGTTCAGCGAGCGATAAGCTGCTGCCCACGATGCAATTATGAAACTGAAATATGGTTTCATAAAAGTAAAGTTGTCCCTAAAGATGAGATGTTATGTGTAGACTGCAATCAGTCGTATACTGGCTCTAACTTTGTAATTGGGTTACTAGAGCTACGAAGCAATGTTAGTCCATCATCTATTCAGCTTGCTAAAGATATAACTGCCTACTTGCTCTGAGGTTACACTTCTGTTATTTTATATTAAATAACGGAGATAAGTATGAATCGTAAGCAAGCACTAGAGCAGCATAATAAGTGGCTAGCAAAAATGGGTGTAAGTACTTCTAAGCCTAAGAAGCCTAAAGGAATTTATTCTATCCCTGACTACTCAGTAAGTAAAGCAGTTCCTACATCAAATTCAGTTGGTAATGGTTTTAAAAAAGCAGCAAACCAGTATACCGGTTCTGGCAAACATATTGTTGGGCTTGCTTATAACAAAGGAAATTACGTAGTTTTGTCAGAGCAAGAAGCCTCTGACCCAGCAACTGGAAAACGTCGATGCTAACCAAGACACAGGTAACAGCTAATGCATATGCCCTAAGTTTCTCTGACGAGTTGCGAGCCTGGGTACGTAAGCATTTATTTTCTGACTTCACTTTAACTGTAGAGTTAGATTGGAAGCCTTCACGCAGAAGCTCTCGCGGAGGCATGTATAAAAACGGGCCTGGCATTAATATGGCAATGTACTGGTCTTTTCCTGATAATAAGAGTGAAGTTTATTTGTTTAATGAATACCCATCGTATCATAATGATAAAGATATTGGCGGTTTTTATGCTACTGACCCTTATCTTAAACTCAGAGCTTTGATAGCTCACGAAGTAGCTCATGCTATACAGTATCATTCATACAAAGTGCTAGGTACCAGATGTAAACCTCATGGCCCGGTATTTAAATCGTACTACAAGATGCTTCGTGATAGGTTTGTAAATCCTTTACTACCAGAGCAAAAACCGCTTGCTGAAGAATATAATAATTATGTACGAGTCCTGAATAAGAGATTTTCAAGTTACTAAATAGTAGCGACATTGATAAACTTCTTGCTAACTACTAATACTTTTGTTATTATTAACTATAATATCAGGATATAGACATGGCACAATATCTCCTAAGAAAAGGAATTCATTTTTATGAGCTTGCTAAGTTTGAGGACTCAGATGACTCTACAGCCGTATATAAATTTACTAAACGAGGGTGCACTTGCCCCGCTGGTCGCCGTGGGTGCAAACATACTAAAATTCTAACTGCCTGGCAAAAAGCCGGAGAAGTCGCAGGTTTCGTTTATAATGATGAAGCTGAGCATATCGGAACATTAAATGTCGCCTAACATAGTAATTCTATCTGGCGGTTTTGACCCCGTACACGAAGGTCATATTGCTATGTTTCGTGAAGCAAAGAATAAATACGATACAGTGATAGTCGGGTTAAATTCCGATGATTGGCTTGCTCGTAAAAAAGGCAAGCCTTTTATGTCTTACTACGCTCGTAAGACAGTACTTGAATCTATTAAATATATAGATTCAGTTTTAAGTTTTGATGACACAGATGGTACAGCACGCGACCTATTAGCATACTGTAAAAAAAGCTATCCTAGTTATAAACTTACTTTTGGTAACGGTGGAGACCGTTCCAATGCATGTTATCCTGAACTAGACTATTGTTTGAGCAATGATATTGCTTTAGATGATACTTTAGGGGGTAGCAACAAGATGAATTCTTCCTCCACGCTGCTCGACAGTTGGAAGATTGACTCTACTATTCGTGATTGGGGTATGTGGAAAGTTCTTCATAAGTATTCACCCAACACAACTAAAATCAAGGAATTAGTAGTAAATCCAAAAGAATCTCTTTCTTGGCAAATGCACCATCACAGGGCTGAAGTATGGTTTGTTCGCGAAGGTACTGCTACAGTACATTATTCTGATGAAGTTGATAATAATATTGCTAAAAAAACTCTTTATAAGAATGATGTATTTATAATTCCTTTAGAGAAATGGCATAGATTATCCAATGAAACTAAAGAAATTTTATCAATTATTGAAATACAGTTTGGCGACGACTGTATTGAGTCTGACATTATCCGCCACCCCTTCCCAGGCGTATATTCCTAAACAGATGTATACAGATTCCTCAGAAGCTTATTGTTTAGCACAAGCAATTTATTTTGAAGCTAAAGGGGAACCTATTATTGGTCAGCTTGCAGTTGGTCACGTCGTATTAAATAGAAGTAAGGATAGCAGATTTCCTACGTCTATATGTGGAGTAGTACAGCAAACTAGACATGGTTGTCAGTTTAGTTGGTACTGCGATGGTAAAACTGACGTTTTACCGAATAACCTACAAGCTAATAAAGCTAAGCTTATAGCAAGCTTCTTGCTTTTATATAAATCACCAGACATCACCAACGGTGCTTTATTTTTTCACGCAAACTACGTACAGCCTAGATGGGCCAAGCGTTCGGAGCTAACTATTGAAATCGGTAATCATTTATTTTACAGGCGGCCTTAAATACTCAGTACCAAATTCGTTATTATTTACGTATGGTATTGTTCAACTAAGATTTTTGTTATATAGTTGGCTTATTACTTATTATTTTCAGGCAGAGTACTCAGCTCTAACAATGATACTATCATTCATCTTAGCTGATTTTAGATTCTATATTGACTTCAGTGACTATATGGATTCTGCCATGCAAGATGAAGATGACGAAGATGAATAAAATTACACTTGACAACAGGTGGTGAACAATATATAATACCCAGAGTAGATGCGTAATTACGGTCTACAAATTTTTCTTGCTTTTTAAAGGAGATAAACATGACAGGTACATTCCTACCTAAAACAGCTTTTATTGGTTTTGACCATATCTTGAGTCAGTTAGAACAAGTATCTAACCACGCCAAAGACACTTATCCACCACATAACGTGGTAAAGATTGATGATAAGTTGTATGAAATTGAGCTAGCTATTGCTGGTTTTGTTCAAGACGATTTATCTATTGACCTTAAAGATAATGTGCTTACAGTTTCTGGCGAGCGTCCAATGCGTAGACCCGAAACTCAATACGTGCATCGAGGTATTTCAACTCGCAAATTTGTTAAAAGCTTTAGGTTAAGTGAGTATACTGAAGTTGCTGGAGCTAGTCTTGACAACGGTATTTTGAGCATTAGTCTAGAGGTCAAACTACCAGAAGAAAAAGCACCTGTACGTATCAAAATTAAATCTGATAATCGCCGTACTGGTCAATAAGGCTAGAGTCCCATTGGATTATCAATGGGAGATACACTGTGACATATATACTAAAGAAACTGAGTTGGAACTTACATAAACGTTCTATTGAGCACCGAATCATGGACTATTGTAGAATCGAGTACAGACCTTCTGATGTTGATGCTGCTTTTAACGAAGCAATGAGACAGCAAGAACAGTACTTTATGAGTAGTTCAAAATGATGCTTAAACGACTATTTAGCGGTCTGTTTAAGACAGAAGCAGAGCGAATTGAAGAATATCTATCGCAATCGGTTAGTTTAGCTGATTTAGAACGCAGACAAAAAGAGTTGCAACTACGTGGATTTAAAGCGTAATTTAATAGGTAAGAGCGGGGCTAAGAAATTGGTTTCGCTCTTGCTTTTTAGTGAACTAGCTGTTATATTGTTTATATACAAAATAGGAAAAACAAAATGGCACAAATTACTTTCTCTTACAATCCTAGCTATGAACAAAACGAAAAAGACGTAACGCTTATCGAGCCTGAAGTAACTCATACTTTTACTCTTCCAGAAGATGTTACTTTATCTCGCGGACTAGCCCGTTCCGATATTGAATACCATTTTAATATGTGGCTACGTGGACTCGGTTACTATATTCCAGAATAACTTTACGCTTGCTTGTTCGTAAAAAGTAGTATAAGATACTAATATGGCTTCCGTAGCTCAGCTGGATAGAGCAACTGCCTTCTAAGCAGTGGGTCGCAGGTTCGAGTCCTGCCGGGAGCGCCAATTAGTTTCTTTAAAGTAATTTTATGGTTGCTAACTGCTTTGCATTATGTTAGTTTAAAGAAACTGATAACGCCCCCTTGGTGAAATAGGTAGCCGCGGCAGACTTAAAATTTGCTTCTTCGGAGTGCCGGTTCGAGTCCGGCAGGGGGTACCAATTAATACAATCCTTGTATAGGAAAACCGCAAGGAGAATTGCATGACTAAATTCGCAATTGAGCGTAACGGCTCGCTGGTTAACCACATAGTGTTTAAAAACAACTCAATCTTATATCGTGATACGGATGTTGTACCTTTGACTTTTGACACTATGAAAGCAGCTACCGAAGTAGCTGACGTTTTAAACGGTATTGTGGTAGACTATCACGCATATCTTCAACAACAGCAGCTAGCTGCTTAATTATAAGAACATAATGGATTTACTTTTTATTCTTATTGGTGGCGCACTGGTAGGATGGCTTAATCATTACTTAGCTACACGTCGTGGTCGAAACGCGATTGGTTGGGCGATTGGTGGCTTTGTATTCGGGCTATTTTCCACCCTGCTACTACTAGTTCTAGGAACTACTCGCGAAAAAGAACTAGCAGATGCTGTAGAGCTAAATAATCTAATTAACAATCAAAAATAAGTACCCGATAGGGTACTACTGTTAGGCTAATTACCAAAACCAGTTAGTCTTACTGTAGTACGCAAAGTAATATTACTCTTGCTAGTTACTGTTTTTTACTCTATATTGTAACTATAGAGTTTGGTCCTATATCTCAATTGGTTAGAGAAGTCCCCTCATAAGGGAAAGGTTCCCTGTTCGAGTCAGGGTAGGACTACCATATAGAAGCCGAAAAGGGTAGCTCCCCTGTTAGTGCCTTTACACTAACTAGGCTTATAGTCTTAAAGGAGACATTATGAGTACTAGCATACAGTACTATGTTTATGAATATTTCAAAAATGTAGAAGATACCTTCTATATAAAAGACTTAATAATTGAAGCCCTTATACTAGAGCAGGGTGTAAGTGACTATGTTCGTATAAATTCTTCGTACAAAAATGCCAAAAAATTATCGAATATCCTAACTCACTATTTTTATAATCACGTATCAGGAAAACATTATGTTACAACTCTTTTAGATACCTTTGATAAAAAAATATGTACCAAGTGTGGTTTAATTTTATCAAAGCAAGAGTTTGGTAAAAATACTAGTAAAAAATGCGCTATTCAAGCCTTTTGCAAAAATTGTAGGCACATAGAACAACAAAATACTAAAGAAGCTATAGCTGCTTATATGGCTATGCGTAGAGCTAAAAAACAGATACCGATTGCTTTTAAGTTTTTAGCAGAATTAAAAGATATATATAAGAATAGACCACCAGACTATCATGTAGACCATATAGTACCGTTGCAGGGTAAGTACGTGTGCGGTCTACATGTACCTTGGAACTTACAATACCTACCAGCAAAAGATAATATTCGTAAAAGTAATTATCATATCAGCGAAGAATGGTGGAAATGATTAAACTATCACTTAAATTGCCAAGAACACTTGCAGTTGCTGTTAGTGGCGGTATAGATTCTGTTGCAGCTTTGCATTTTTTATCTCGTAATCATAATGTTACTATCGTACATGTAGACCATAATGAAGGTAACTCTGATACCTCAGCTACTTTTGTACGAGCGCTTGCTCAAAAATACGAGTGTACTATTATTACTAAACGTATTACTAGTACTCGTCCTACAGGAGTCTCTCCAGAGGAGTTTTGGCGTAATGAGCGTTATAACTTATTCCATCAAATTCCACAGACGGTTGTTACAGCACATACCCTTGATGATTGTGTAGAAACCTGGTTGTGGTCTAGCTTACACGGTAATAGTAAATTAATCCCTTTTGCTAACGATAATGTAGTTCGACCATTTCTCGCTACCCGTAAACAAGATTTTATCGAGTATGCTAAACGTAATCAATTGTCTTGGGTTGAAGATGAGTCTAATAACAATTTATCACTAACTCGTAATTACATTCGTAAAGAGTTAATGCCTCACGCTCTGCGGGTCAATCCTGGTCTATATAAAACAATTCTTAAAAAAGTGATAACCAATGTCTGATGAATACGTACTAATTACCACCCTATCACACTTCAAGCTAAAATACGCTATTCCTCGTGAAGATTTTGACGCTCTAGGTTTCAAAGAACCGCTAGATCAGCAACAACTGATTGACTACCTGTCGAGCGGGCAAGTTAAAGAATTTTCTCAAACTCATCTTGGCGAAGTTGTAGGTGACGTATCAGTACATGAAGAAGAAGATGTTCTTACTCTTTTTGATTTTGAGAACGCTTATCTCAGTGGCTGGACTAAAGAAAAAAAGCTTGAATGGATTCGAGCTTGGAGAGAGTATGATTGAAAAATAAGCTGCGTTTAAAGCAAGAGTTAATACAATTGCTAGCAGCTTATAATGTAGATGCTTACTGCGATGAATCATCTAACACCTTAGCTACACAGATTGTTGTACTGTTAGAAGATATAGCTAAAACAAATCAATATAAACGCTAGGGCAACTACGGTTATTTTGAAAATCAACTTTACACCTGGTAAAGTTTATGATATAAATATTGAATAAAGATTATTTCTAGTTAGCTCAGTTGGTAGAGCAGCTGACTGTTAATCAGCGGGTCGCAGGTTCGAGCCCTGCACTAGGAGCCAAATTAAGGTACTGCATAAGAGCGGCTTAAGCATAAATGCAGTTAAATCGCTAACGGGCATCGGTTAGTAGAGCCTAAAACAACTCGGTACTGCTACTTGAAATGCAGCTAAGTCGCCTGAATACGAAGGTAGGGCCATAAATTTATAATATCGGTGTAGCTCAAGGGTTAGAGCGGCAGTCTCCAAAACTGCGCGTTGAGGGTTCGAGTCCTTCCTCCGGTGCCAATAATAGGATAACTACAGCAATTTACGCTTAAAAAGCAATGAACTTGTAATTCATCTTTATGTTATCCTGATACGAATACAGAGTGTTAGTAAGTGAAAGTGCAACAGGGTTGCTCCTGTGATAGAAATGGCGAGGCATGGCGCCAACCCATCAAGTAACTGCAATAACGTACCCTACTTCGAAGTCAATTCGATGAAGCACAGGGCCCAAAATATGTGCATAATGCTGGAAATGTTGTGGTTCCAGACTCTGTAGTTTAAAAGCCAACGTCCTAGACATAGTGAAACCTGCGGCTTTATAGCAGTTATAGATAGCTAGGAGACCAGCCGTGAGGGTGTACATCGGCAACTATAATTAACTTTATTCTTGCTTTCTGATTCATAATCAACTATTATTTGGTATAAAATCTGGATGAAATATAAAATTATTGCTGGCCCAACTCAAATGCGTGTTGAGCGATATAATTACAAATCTGAGCCTATTGATATTGATAATGAATACTTAGCTTCAGATAACCAGAAAGCAAAAGACTTTTATTACGAGCACATGCATGCTGCTTGCCAAGAATATATTAAACTGAGATGGGCAGTCAAATGTATTGAATGGAAGATGCTACGGGAAATAGCCAAAGAATTAGTAGAGATGTTTCCTACTATGTATTTTGACGGACCTTCTTGGGTTATGTCAATAGTACCTTGGAAACAAGCAAAATACGGGGAGTGGATGTACGTCCCGAAAAAACTACGATGGCTGTTAAAAAAACAGTATAGTACAAAACTATAAGTAGGCATGGTACGTACTCATTGCAATATTATCCTTGCTTAATGCTTGAGAATCAGTTATATTGAATTATAGAAGATGAGAACGAGGGTGTAGCGTCCGAGAGGATACACAGGTTGTGCTGTGGCTAGTAGAGACCATCTGAAGCTGTTTTTCGGTGTCAGCGACAAGCCGAACATCTATTTTCACATACAATAATCGAAGATTGGGTTCGATTCCCGCCAATGGCCATATCGAGAGTGCTGGCAGGTAGCTTAGTGGTTTAAAGCGTCTATTATTGTAGCTGAAACTAGATTAGAAAGAGATGCGCACTGGTCTGAGCCTATTGTCTGTAATGGCTGCGAAGACTATTCCCACTCTTTCTCGGCTAGCGAGATTCAGACCCTCGCAGTACGAATATCAGGGTGTAGCTCAGTTTGGTAGAGCGCTCCGCTTGGGACGGAGAGGTTTCGGAGGTTCAAGTCCTCTCACCCTGACCAATATATACCGCCTGAGGGTAATAGCTAGTAGTTTCTAGCCGGGATATTTTACCATGTGCATAGTGGTAAATAGAGTGTAGCTTTTGAAGCACTATAGCTACTCTTGATTGTGAAATAACACATATTTGGTAAGTGTTGCAACGACTACGCTGCCCGTCGGCGTAGGCAGAGATAATGCTGTACCGCGTAGCGGTAAGCATAGGGCGGGCCAAATAGTCTAGGTAAAAAACCTGCACAGCACGCCTGTAGGCAATCCCTAGATTCTAGCACTGCTAGTCTCAGTAGTAAAAGCAAGAGTAGCGCTCTTGCAAAGAATAATAGGCTCATTTCCGCAACACAACTTTTTTCATAATGGATTTGAAAATCAAAAATGAACCTGAATAGTATTGACCTTTGGGAACAGATTGTATACCGACTCAATGGCACTTGTGATTCTCTCGAACATGCACTAGCAGAATTTGATGCAGAACCGCTTCAAGACCATATGCCTTTTCTAGACTTTCTTGATATTGAAATTTTTCGTTGTGACTGCTGCAATTGGTGGTCTCCAGTATCAGAAATGTCAGAAGCTGGTGAGTGGGAGTGCAGAGATTGTGTCCCTGATGATGAATAACGGTTCTATCGCCTAGCGGCAAGGCAACTGCCTCTAAAGCAGAAAGACGTAGGTTCGAATCCTACTAGAACCACCAAGATACTCAGCCCGCAAGGGGAAATGCAGAGCTGCAACACGCTCGGTAGGCTTCGGCTGAAGCAGGTTCAAGTCCTGCCTGAGTTAATAACAACGCGAAACGGTACGCCGCTAGCCCCTTCGAACTCCGGTTCGAAACTTATCACCCACCTCTCGACGATGTGGCGCCTAAACCAAGGCATCGGGGACAGAAATAGGTTTTACATGAAACTGCTCCACCAATAACAACATAGGAACAAGCAATTGTAGATCACGAAACCACCTTAGCCTTGATTCATGCTTAATTATACTTTATATTTAACTTAATCAAGGAGAGACAAATGTCTATAGAACTAAAAATTAAATCTAAACATCTTGGCGTAGAAGCTAGCATCATTCGCTTTGAAGAGCAAAAGCTTCTCAAACAGTATCAGTGGTCGCTTAACCAGTACCTGAAGGCAGGAAACAATGATATGTATCCTAGCTCAACCGATGCAGCTTTCAATAGCTATTGTTCTCTGAACAAACATCGTCGTTGGGATGTTCGTAATGAAAATCGTGCAACATTCCTAGCACGAGCTTATATCGCTGGTAAAGCGTATTGCTCAGTTGAGCAAAAGCGCAAACCAGAAAATGAGTACACATTTATTGCTTTTATTATTCCGCGTGTAGTAGCAATGGTTGCTAAGTATGGAAGCAATAAAATGCAGTTAAAGATTTATGATAGAGACACAAAAGCTATGGTGGACAATCCGCAACTGAAATCTTTACAACAACAAATTCAAGACTGGGCAACTTTGTGACCATTTCCTTACCCCGCGTTTTACGACCTTTTTACTGTGCTGATTTAGTTAGAGTTGGCAATGATAATGATGGTGGTTACTTAGTAAACCACCCTGATATTTTAAAATCAGACTTTTTACTAAGTTTTGGGGTAGGAGATAACATTACTTTTGAGGAACAGTTTTGTTCTATCAAAGATGTACCTCTACACGCCTATGATGCCTCTGTTGAAGGAGCTTTTGCTAGTGATAAACACCAACACTTTCAAAAGTATGTAGGTTTAGCAGATACGGATACTGAGGCCAGTATTTACACAATTCTTAGTACAGCCCCAGATAATACGTTTTTAAAATGCGATATTGAGAATGGCGAATATCCTATTCTAGACGCTATTATCACATATTCGCATAAGCTTACAGGTGCTGTATTTGAGTTCCACGAGTTAACTAACCCAATTAAATTTGGTATGTTGATGGATTTTATGTCTAAACTCAATATGCGTTTAGTTCATACACATATTAATAATTATGGTAACGTGCATACTACTAACGGTATTGTGCCAACAGTGTTAGAACTGACTTTTACATCAAGTAACAATGTCAAGTTGCAAAACATTGAGTTACCTCATCAATTAGATAGCCCTAATAACCCTTCTGCTCAAGATGAGTTGTTACAGTTTGTCTAATACTTGACTACTAAGCAATTAGTAGCTATCGAGGCCTAGCAGAGCCAGCGTAGCAAATCTGCGGATGGATACAGCAACCAATTCGGGATTCAAAACCCCATATCATGCGGTTTAGCTATGCACTTATGAGTACGACGACCATCCAGACTTATAGTTGGAGGATTTTGTGCTGATGCTAAACAAACATACTGTAACTAGCTTCGGCTGTTATTAGTATATATGTTCAATCTAGATACACAATATGTTGGAGGTAGTTAACCTGCGATAACACGTTGTGTCGCAATGTTAGATGACTCGGAACTAATGCGTGCAGTTCTGTAAGCCTTGTCCGGCGGAGTATTCGATAGTGGTTGTTTCTGAGTACGCCACATTGAAAAATCT